AATTAGTATTCATATAGTGTGCGAATAAGCGCGAATGTAATGAGCATGAGCACAACATATAATATTATCATATATAAATATAGTTATTAAATTAGTATTCATATAGTAAGTATTCATATAGTTATCACATATATAGTTATCTAATTAGTATTCATATAGTAAGTATTCATATATAAATATAGTTATTAAATTAGTATTCATATAGTGTGTTCATGCTCATTACATTCGTACTTATTCACACAATATATAATATTATCATATATAAATATAGTTATTAAATTAGTATTCATATAATTATCAAATAAGTATTCATATAATTATTATAATATAGTTATATAGTAAGTTATCATATATATAATAATTGTATAAGTATTCATATAGTTATATAGTAATTGAATAAGTATTCATATAATAAGTTATTATATATAAATAATGATAATTAAATATTCAAAGCGAGTACAGCTCTACCATAATAGAAACGTAATATATTATAATTAGTAGCATATACTTTAATAGATAAATTAGATCCCCAAATATTATTTTTAATAATTTTATCATTATTAAGTAATATATTAAGAGTAGCATATTTAATTTCATTAAAATTAAAGAAACCGGATGGATTAAATTCATTAGGATTAATAGAGAAATTATAGGAGCCAATACCATTAATAGGAATAGAATTAGGATAATAACTAGTAGGAATAACATAATCAAAATATAAACCATCATTAGATTTAAATCGAGAAAATCCATTAAATTCGATATTAAGATTATTGATAATAGAGTTATTAAATGAGAAAGAAATAAAAGATTTTTTGATATCTTTATAATAAGGAATATTAATAAAACAATAATTATTATTAGGAGATAAAATTGAAAAATGACCATCATAGAACATAGAATTATGAATATGAATAATCATACCTTCTTTAATATAATCAGTAATATTGTAATCGAATTCTAATTTAAGGAAAGTTTTATTAAGATTAGTATATTTGGAGGTTAACATATTATAATTGATTTGATTAATAGTAAGAAAAGATTTAATAGGTAGATAAATATTATTAAAGACATCTAAATCTTTATTAAGAGAAGAATTAAGATTATCAATAACAATCCAATGTAAATCTTTAACAGGATTAATAAAAGGTATTTCAAAATTATTTTTAGTATTAATGATATCATTAATTTGTATAACTTGAGATTGTTCAATGAGATATTCATGTTGATATTGACCGAATTTTTTTCGTTCATCATCATCTAAAAAGATATAATTAGTAATAAGAGAGATATCATTTAATTGAATATAATCTTGAATATTAAAAGAAGGATCATCGAAATTTAATTCAAAATAACAACATTTAGATAAATTTTCTAATTCTAAATTGATTTTAATATCATGATAACGAAGAAATACACAAGGAATAGATAGACCAGAAAATTTATTAAACCAGAAATGTAAAGGAATAATAAGTTCATATTTAGGTTTTAAATTATAATCATAAGTAGTTAATAAATCGATATTACCGATCATTTTATTAAAGATATTTTGTTTATAAGAATTGATAAAACGATGTTGATGAATAAGAAAAGAGTATTTATCAAAAGAGTCAATAACTTTACCACCGATTTCTAATTCAATTTTTTTAATAATTTGAATACCGATATTATTAACCCAAGAAAAATATAAATTATTTCTATTTTCAATATTATATTTATTACGTAAATTTTTCAATTCAATATTAAAAATTTTATCAATTTGTTTAATATGATTTTTAAAATCATTAATAAAAGAATTAAAAAAAGAAATATATTTTTCACCATCTTTATCAGAAGGATTAATATTAATAAAATAATTAGTATAAAAGAAATTAAATAATTTATTAATATCAACAAAATTTTTAATAGTTAAAGAACCATTATTAATAAAAATATTATCAATTTTAATAGTAGAAGAAGATAATAAATTAAAAAAATTAAGATTAGTAACGATATTAATATTAGAAATTTTATTTAATTCACTATAATAAGAATATTTTTTGATAACATTATCAAATAATTTTTTAACATCAGATAATTTAGATTTATAAGTCAAACTTTCATTAATAATATCAATAATAATTTTATTAAGAATAATTTGAAAATTCTTAAATAAAATATAATTATCATTTAAAAGTTTAATTGAATTAAATAAATTATTAATTATAGTTTGATTATTTTTTTTATAAATATTAGGTAATAGAACATCAGGTAATTGAATTTTTAAATATAATTTATGAAGAAGATCACCAGTTTTATTAATAGTGATGGAAAGAACTTCACCGAAATTATTAAGACCATTAAATAGTTCTTTATGATATTCCATAGAGAAATTAGTATATCTTCTATAAACGATTTTAAAGAAAGTAATTTGAGGATTAGAAATGAGTAAAATATCTTGATTACCATAACTTGCAATTTGTATAAGTCCACCAGCCATTATAATAAAATTATATAATATTAAAATATATAAATAAATAAAAAAAAAGATATAACCCAAATAATATATAAATAAAAATGAATCATAAAAGATTATATATAAGTTATATATTTAGATATATAGTAATAGGATTAGTATTATTATTATCATTAAGATATATATTACCATATAAATTAGAGTATAAGAAAATGATTACTATAATATTTATTAATTTAATAGTTTCATTAATATTAGATAAATATAATCAATATATCAAAGAGATAAAATATATAGATGATAATAAAAAAGATTCAAATGAAAATATTAGTTATAGATTATTAGATAATTAAATCAAATACTAGGAATGAATTGCCATTGTTTATATTTACATATTTTTTCCCAAATTTCATCTTGTTCTTCTAATTTATCTCTAGATTTTAATAAAGGAAAATAAGGTAAAAAATCATCTAATTCTAATAATTCCAATAATTTATGAATAATATAATTATATGATAAGAAATTTTTTCTATTTTTAGGTTTATATAATGAAAAAGGTTTTTGAATTTCTTTAAAATATTGTTTTAATTTTTCTTCTGTTTCTCTACTCATAGTTGGAGGTGGTACACCATTTAATTTATTAATAATACGTTGTATATGTTCATAATATTTATTTAATTTTAATTTTTTAAGGATAGCTCTCATATTAATATGATTTAAAGTTTTATAATTAGAGATACGTTGTCTAAGAAGTTCAGCTTTAATAGTATCATAAATATCTTCATCGATATCAGTAGATTCTTTAGCTTGAAATTGATTTAATAATTCAGATAAATGATTAATACGTTTATATAGAGGATCTTTATAATTAGATTTTTCAGTTTTTAATAAAATAGAGTCAGTATTACCACAAAATTTACAAATAAGAAGACATTCATTATAATTAATAATTCTACGATTATTACATTTATTACAAATTTCATCATAATCATCAGAATTAGTATTTTTATAATCATTAATATTCTCATTATAAACGACTTGCATATATTTATTATATAATTTAGATTTATCATTATTAGTATTAATAACGATATTATTAGATTTAATTTTATTTTGATTAATTAAGAAAATATCATTAAGATCTTTAATTTGTATATTATTATTTTTTTTAATAATATCATTATTATCATTAAAAGTATTAGTAATAATTTGATTATCTTTTGATAATTCGGTACTGTTAAAAAATGTTGTATTTATAATATTTTTTTGCACTAGTGAATTATCTTTTGATAATTCGGTACCTGTGGTATTATAATATTCATCAATAGTATCAATAGTATTATAATAATAATCGATTTCATCAAATTTATTAACAATATGAAATTTTTTATCTTCTAAATTTTGTATTTGAGATTTTATATTAGCTTTATTAATAATCATATCATAAGTATAATTAATAGGATCAATATTATTTAAATCATCAAATTTAGATTGTAAGATAGAGATAGAATTTTCAATATTATGAATATTATTATAATTTTTTTCAAATTCAGATAATTTAAGTTGATGTTTATTATCGAGAGTACTTTTGGACAAATTTTTGTTATTATTTTGACAATAAGAGTTATATTTAGTATTTTTAGTTTTAAAAGTAGACATAATTATATAATAATAAATTATTAATTTAGTATTATATAAATTAATTTTATTTTATTTTTATTATATATAAATAAATATTATTTATCATATTTATTTATATAAGTTGTTTTATAATCATAATTTATAAATAAAAAGATAAATAAGGATGTAAAATAATGAAAAAAAAAATATATTGATGATAAAAATTAATTTAGATTTTAAATAATAAAATCGCGTTTTTAAAAAAAAATTTTCTTAATATATAGTATATATATAATATAAAAATGGCAGGAGGTTTAATGCAATTAGTCGCTTATGGTGCTCAAGATGTATTCTTAACTGGTAATCCACAAATTACTTTTTTTAAAATCGTTTATAGAAGACATACCAATTTCGCAGTAGAATCAATTGAACAAACATTTAATGGTACTGCTGATTTCTCAAGAAAAGTATCATGTACTATTTCAAGAAATGGAGATTTAATCACTAAAATGTATTTAAGAGTTACTTTATCAGCTGGTAATTCTGGTGATGCTAATAAAAGATGGGCTTGGGTTTCAAGAGTAGGTCATGCTTTAATTGATAATGTTGAATTAGAAGTAGGAGGAACTAGAATTGATAAACAATATGGTGATTGGTTAAATATCTGGTTTGAATTAGCTAGAAACTTTGCTCAAGATAGAGGTTATAATAAATTAGTTGGTAATGTTCCAGAATTAACTACTTTATCTCAATCTCATAACTCAGCAGTTTTATATGTTCCATTAAAATTCTTTTGTAATAGACATGATGGTTTAGCTATTCCATTAATTGCTTTACAATATCATGAAACTAAAGTTAATTTTGAATTTAGACCAGTTGAACAATGTGTTAATGCTGAATCTGGTTTAACTGATGTTAGATCATTAGGTTTAAGAATGGAAGATGCAACTTTATATGTTGATTATGTATATTTAGATAATGAAGAAAGAAAAAGATTTGCTCAAGCTCAACATGAATATTTAATTGAACAAGTCCAATTTACTGGTGAAGAATCTGTTAATTCATTAAGTCAAAAATTCAGATTAAATTTCAATCATCCATGTAAAGCTTTATATTGGGGATTAAAATTAGGTAGATATACTACTGGTAAAACTTTCTTATATTATGATCCTTCTAATGTTGAAAATACTAGAGTAGAAGCAACTAAAAGATTTGTTTTAGCATGTGCATTATATGATGCAAATGGTAAATTAGATTTAGCAAATAATAGAGTACAAGCAGCAGCAGGTTTAGCAGCATCATTAGGTAATTTATTATCATCAGTTAATGCTGTTGCAATTACTAATGAACCAGATGTTGATAATATTACTATTTTAGGTTCTCCATTATCATTAGAACATGTTTCTACACCAGTTTCAACTTTATTAGGATCTACTACTAGACCATCAGTTGGAGATGGTAGAGCAGCAAAAGATGTAAGAGTATTCCAATGGGATAATTATGGTATGTATTTAGATAGATCAGGAAATCCATTACAAAAAGCATTATTACAATTAAATGGTCATGATAGATTTTCAGAAAGAGATGGTCATTATTTCAATTATGTTCAACCATTACAACATCATACTAATACTCCAGCAGATGGTATCAATATGTATTCATTTGCATTAAATCCAGAAGAACATCAACCATCAGGAACATGTAATATGTCAAGAATTGATAATGCAACATTAAATTTAACATTTGGTGGAGCAGCAG